ATTTAAAATAAAAAAAAAAATGAAAAAAGTATTTTTAGGAGGTACATGCAATGACAGTACCTGGAGAGATGAATTAATCTCAAAATTGAAAATTGAATATTTTAATCCAGTTGTAAAAGATTGGACACCTGAATGTCAAGCAGAAGAAATTAAACAAAGAGAAACTTGTGATTTTGTTTTATACACAATTACACCAAAAATGACAGGAGTTTTTGCAATCGCAGAAGTTACCGATGATTCTAACAAAAGACCGGATAAAACTGTTTTTTGTTATTTAACAAAAGATGAAGAATCTGAATTTGTAGGTCATCAGATTAAATCATTAAATGCCACAGCAAAATTAATAACTGAAAATGGTGCAAAGTTCTTTGCAACACTACAAGAAGTAGCAGATTATTTAAATGTTCAAGCGTAAATAAAATTATTTTTTAAAAATGCAAAATACGAGATTTTTATATCTCGTATTTTTGTTTATATTTAATTATGAAAAACTTACTTTTAACAAGAGATATTTTTAAAGAAGGCGTTTTTAAAAGAGATTCATATAAGTGTGTGATATGTGGAGAAGCAGCTAGGGACGCACACCATATTTTAGAACGTCGTCTGTTTACAGATGGTGGATATTATTTAGATAATGGAGCTTCTTTATGTGAAATGCATCATATTATGGCAGAGGAAACTACTTTATCTTGTGATGAAATAAGAGAAAAAATAGGTATTAAATTTCCAGTTATCCCAGAACATTTTTATAGTGATTTAGATTATGATAAATGGGGAAATATTATTCTACCAACAGGGGTAAGAATTAAAGGAGAATTATTTTATGATGAATCTGTTCAGAAGATTTTAAATCAAGGAAATGTATTGAATCTTTTTCAAAAATATGTTAAATATTCTCGTACATATCATCTACCATGGTCAAATCTTCTTAAAGATGATAGAATGTTAAAAGATGATTCAAATTTTCATGGTAAAAGAGTTATTATGACTCTTAAAATGGATGGTGAAAATACCAGCATGTATAATGATTACATTCATGCAAGATCTTTAGATTCTAATTCTCATGAAAGTAGAAATTGGGTAAAAGGTTTATGGTCTCAGATAAATTATCTTTTAGATGATAATATGAGAATTTGTGGAGAAAATCTTTATGCCATACATTCTATGAAATATGAAAATTTAAAATCGTATTTTATGGCATTTTCAGTGTGGATAGAAAATAAATGTTTAAATTGGGATGAAACTGTTGAATTTATTAAAATTCTTGGTCTTGAACATGTACCAGTTATTTATGATGGTATTTATGATAAAGAAGAAATAATCAAAACCTTTTCTAAATATGAAAAGGAAAATGAAGGTTATGTTATTAGAATTGCTGATGAATTTAATTATATAGATTTTAGAAAGTCTGTTGCTAAATTTGTTAGACCTGAATTTAGACAAGTAATTAATAATTCTCATGGTCATTGGATATCTAAAAAAATTGAACCTAATGGGTTGTTAACAACTTCTAAAAAATAAATTTCCAGGTTACAATTCTTTTGTTTATATTTACATTATAACAAACTTAAACATATAACTATATGAACAAAACGGATTTTACCGCATTAAATTCTTATTTCAAAGAATTAAGAAAGAGTACACCTCTTAAAAGAGAAGAAGAAAAAATCGTTATTGCTAATATTAAAAAGGGAGATAAAAAGGCCTTAAACATTTTAATTGAAGCAAATCTTAAATTCGTTGTATCAACATCAAGACATTATATTGGTTACGGTCTTACTTTACCGGAATTAATTTCGGCTGGTAATATGGGTTTAATTGAAGCTGCAAATAAATTTAACAATGATAATGATGTTAAATTTATTACTTATGCAATTTGGTGGATTCGTCAATCAATTTTACAATCTCTTGCTGAAGATGTTAGAGTAGTAAGACTTCCTCAAAATATTCAAAATGAATATATGAAAGTTAAAATGACTTTGAATAAATTAGAATCATCTGCAAAAAATGAAATTGTTACAGAGGAAATGATTTCTAAATCTTCTGGTATTTCTATTAATAAAGTAAGAGAAGTTATTGTACATGGAAGTCATTCAATTTCAATTGATGATAAAATTTCTTCAGAATCAGATGAAGGTGAAACTAAAGAAATTTATTTACCTGTTGCAATAGATGAACCTTTTTATGAAAAAGAAGAAACTCAACGTAAAGTTTCTAAAGCTTTAAATTCTTTAAAAGATAGAGATAGAGAAATTGTAGCAGCATTCTACGGTATTAATAGAGAATATGAATTAGGAGTAGAATCTATTGCTGAAAATTTCCAAATGAGTACTGTAAGAGTTAATCAAATTATTAGATCATCAAAAGATTTAATGAGAAAGGCTTTAACGGAATAAATAAAATATAAAGAAATTGCTGCAAATTAAAGTAGCAATTTCTTTATTTCTAAACTATGCTAACAATACAATTCGAAGATTTTCAACTTGATAATATGCTTCAAGTTATAAAAGAACACGATTCTGAAATTAGATACGAAATAGTTAATTCTATTGAAGAATCTTTTGATGTTAATATAGATGAAGCTCTTATCTTCGAAATAGAAAATACTGAATACGATATGATTGTTAAAAGACAAGATTGGATTCAAACACTTAATGAAAATATGTGGTATTTTGAAGAAATTGAAGATTTTGAAACATGTATTAGAATAAACAAATTAATTGAAAAAATAAAAAATTATGAACGATCACTTCACAGTTAATGATGCTAGAAAATCATATCTTATAAAAACAAATCAAGATATTTTCTTTGATGTAGAAGCAAAATTAGTTAAAGCTTTTACAATGGGAGAACTTCATACAGAAATTGATATTGATAAATCTGTATCTACTGAATATTACATTAAACTTAAAGACTACTTAACAGGATTAGGTTTTAATGTTGAACAAAAAGGAATGTCAAAAAATGTTATTAAAATTTATATTTAAAAATAGTTTAAAATAAATTTTTTCGTTACGAAACTTTTATTTATATTTACATATAACAAAAAACAAAATTAATCAAGATATATAATTTATAAAATGAAAACACAAAATCAATATAATCAGAATCAAAATTGGTATCAAAATTACCAAGAGGATATTATATTGACTAATGTCAATTCATAAATATGAATTAATTACATAACAATATAAAGAAATCCTCTAAACTAAAAATTTAAAGGATTTTTTATTTTATTTGGGAGATTAAGTATTAACTGGTAAATCTTCGGTCTGTAAAACCGCTGTTGGGGATTCGACTTCCTCATTTCCCACCAAATTAAAGTTCTTTGAAAAATACGTCGTTGGCAGAAAAGTGATGCAGCGGTCTCCAAAACCGTATATCTTAATTGATTAAGTGGGAGCGATACCTACACGACGTGCAAATAATGCCTGTGGTTGCTTTAGTGGCGAAAAGTCTAGCCTGTTAAGCTAGTGAATTAATAATTCCATCGGGGGTTCGAGTCCCTTCCCAGGCGCAAATTGGATTGGTAGCTCAGAGGCAGAGCAAGTGGCTGTTAACCACTAGGTCGAGATTTCGAAATTCTCCCAGTCCTCCAAAATAGTTCTTTATTTTATATAGGATGATACTCAGGGCAAGTCGGACGGTCTGTAAAACCGAACCGCATAGGGATCGAGACCCTTCCATCCTACAAAATAGTTCTTTGAAATAAAACAAATATATTTTTCAAATTAAAATAAATAATACTTATTTTTATGGAAAATAAATTGTATACGATTTATAAGATAACTAATCTCTTAAATGGAATGATTTACATTGGTCAACATGTAACAAAAAATTTAAATGATGGTTATATGGGATCCGGTTCTAATCTAAAAGAGGCGTATAAAGAATTTGATATAAAAAATTTTACAAAAGAAATTCTTTTTGTTTTTGATACTAAAGAAGAAATGGTTAATAAAGAAAAAGAAATTGTGAATAAGGAATTTATTTTAAGAACGGATACTTATAATATATTTCTTGGAGGAGGTGGATTTAGTACGAACGGTTTACTTACAGTCAAAGATAAAAATGGTAAAAGATTTACGGTATCAACAAAAGATTCAAGATATTTATCTGGAGAATTAGTTTCCGTTAATAAAAATAGAATATATGCTTATGATAAAAATGATAGAAAATTTATTGTTGAAAAGAATGATATAAGATTAAATACCGGAGAATTGGTAGTAAAAGAAAAAATTAAAATTAAATCTAAATTTAATTTAGAAGAAATTAAAGAAATTATTTTAAATTGTAATATAGATTTTAGTAAATATGGTTGGAGAAAAAATTTATCTATTTTAATAAATATGGTTCCAAGTTCTATTACTAGATGGATGAAAATAAATATGAACGAATTTTATAAAGAAAAATGTTTTAAACAAAAATATGTAATTAAAAAAAAATATTTTCCGATAGTGAAACAGCATCATCACTGACTTTGAATCAGTAGTTATAGGGGCAGAACCTATTCGGAAAACAACAAACATATACTCATTTAGTATAATGGAAGTACAGGAGTTTTTGAAGCTCTTAGCAGTGGATCGATACCATTAATGAGTACAATATGCCGTCACTATGAATTGTGGCGAAACAATCTAAACCAAGCTGCAGTGTAGTTTAGATGTCGATAAAGACTAAGGAAAAAGATTTTATTCAATTGGTAGAATCTGGTTCGAATCCCCTTGGCGGCACAATATTATTCTATAACACAATTGGTTAGTGTGCCATCCTCTGAAGTTGGAAATTAGAGTTCGAATCTCTATAGAATATCTTAATACAATAAAAATGAATTTAAAAATCCGAAAAACATTTGATGAAAAAAGTGGTTTACACACATGGTCTCCTCAGGATTTATCTTGGGGAGCGGTTGTAAGTGCTCCTACTATTAAAGAGGTTAAAAATAAATTTGAAATTGGAATGCAAATATGTCATATTTTTATATTATCTAATAAAAAATAAAAATGAATTTTATCGAAGAAAAAATCCTTGAAAAAGGTAATGTTAATGAAAAATTAGCATTAAGATTCCCACCTGAAAATTCCGGATATTTACATTTAGGTCATGTTAAATCAATTTGTTTAAATTTTGGTTTAGCAGAAAAATATAATGGAATTTGTAATTTAAGATTTGATGATACAAATCCAACAAATGAATCCACAGAATTTACAAATTCAATAATTGATAATATTAAGTGGTTAGGATTTACTCCAAATAAAATATGTTACACATCTGACTATTTTCATTTTATTTATGATTGTGCAATAGTACTTATTAAAAAAGGATTAGCATATGTTGATGATTCTACTTCAGAAGAAATTGCTAATTTAAAAGGTACACCAACTGTAGGTGGTAAGAATAGTCCATTTAAAAATAGAAGTATAGAAGAAAATTTGGATCTTTTTGAAAGAATGAAAAATGGAGAATTTGTTGAAGGGAGCAAAACTTTAAGAGCTTCAATTGATATGACTTCTTTGAATATGTTTCTTAGAGATCCAATTCTTTTTAGAATCATAAATAAAAAACATGATAGAGTTGGAAATTCTAATATCTATCCTATGTATGATTTTGCTCATCCTATAAGCGATTATGTAGAAGGTATAAGTGATTCTTTATGTACACTTGAATTCGAATTGCACAGACCTTTATATAATTGGATTTTAGAAAATTTAGATTTTAAAAATAGATTACCAGAAGAAACTGAATTTTCTAGATTGAATATGGAATACACAGTAATGAGCAAAAGAAAGTTAAAACTTTTAGTTGAAAATAATATTGTTGATAGTTGGAGTGATCCAAGATTACCCACAATATCAGCACTTAAAAGAAAAGGCTACACTGCAAAATCTTTACGTTATTTTTGTGATAAAATTTCAGTTACTAGAAATGACGTATTAATAAGTAATAGTGTACTCGAAGAATGTTTAAGAGAAGAATTAAATGAAACTGCAGATAGATTCATGTCAGTTTTAGATCCTGTTAAATTAATCATCACAAATTATACAGGTGAAGAAATTTTAGATATTGAATACAGAGGTGATATTACAAGAAAAGTTCCATTTACAAATGAACTTTGGATTGAAAGAGAAGATTTTAAAGAAATTGCTGATAAAAAATATCATAGATTAAAATTAGGTGAAGAAGTTCGTTTAAAAGGTGCTTATGTAATAAGAGCAAATTCTGTTGTAAAAGACGGAGATGTTATTAAAGAAATTCATTGTACTTACGACCCCTTAACTAAATCTGGGATGTTGATTGATAGAAAAATAAAAGGAACTATTCATTGGGTTTCTTGTAAAACTTCAATTGATGCTGAAATTAGAGAATATAGTAATCTGTTCACAGAAGTATCACCTGATAAATCTGAAAACTTTTTAGAATGTTTAAATAAAGATTCTTTAAAAATATCAACGGCAAAAATAGAACCAGCTCTTAAAGAATTAATAGAAGATAAAGCAGTTCAATTTATTAGAAAAGGTTATTTTATTTTAGATGGTAATTCATCTAATGATAAAATGATTTTTAATAAAACTGTTTCATTAAAAGAAAGTTATAAATAAACATATGAAAGATCCTATTTAAAATAATAAAAAATTATTTATGAATTTAGGATCTTTCATTTTTTCAGTTCTTCCCGCACTTTTTTACCTATTCATTATTAGATTATCTTTACCATACAAAGAAATAAGTCTTAAAAAGGCTTTTCAATATATTTGTATGGGATTTGTATCAATATTTTTATTACTTTCCTTTAAATGGATATTTCCTAATATTCAAAATATTTTAACCTTTTATCCAATAATTTGTCTTTTTTATTTAACCTCAATAGAAGAAGTTTCAAAATATTTAGGATTTAAATTAACAAAACATTTTAATAACGAAAAAGAAACTGATTTAGCAATATTTTTTTATTTTTGTGCAAGTTATTCTACATTTGCTATAATAGAAAATATTCTTTATGTACAAAAATATGGAGTAGATGTTTTATGGGTTAGAAGTTTTTCTACAACAATTTTACATCAATTGACTGGAATTTTTATGGCATATTTTTATCTTCTTTCCAAGAAAAGAAATAATCCTCTTTTGATTATTATATTTGGTGGTTGTCTTGTTAGTCTTTTTCATTTATTTTTTAATCTTTTAGCTTTATTTACTCTTAAAGGCGTATTTCTTTTTATTATTTTTGGTTTACTTTTAGCAAAAGGTATGAAAAAAGATATACAACAAGGTTTCCCTGAACATATATAAGTTGTTCATTTCTATATGTCTTTCATATCAATCTTTACTAGATGTAAAGTTTAAATATGATAATATACACATAAAGAATCTTTCATTAGAAAGCATCTAAATCATTTTCATTTCTCGTTTAATTTGTTTATATTTAAAAAATATAAAAAATGGATAAAAATAAAATCAAAATTTATTTGTATAAAAATAAAGATGTAATGGCAAAATTTAACCGTTATGTACATGGTAATTTATATTATGAGGTTAATTTATGGGATGGAACATATCAATTTCCAATTCCAACGATAGAAACTAATACTAATATTGAAAATAATAGTTATATTATGTTATCTGCAGATTTAGGTACAACTTCATTTGAATCAGAAATTAAAGCTTCTTTTTTAAATAGATGGATAGACAAAGCAGTTGACGATGGTAATTTAGTAAAACTTTGGTAAAAAATAAAAAATGAAAAACGAAAAATATTATCTATTAACATTTAATAAAGATCATTGTGATGAATTTGATGTGCCAGCTTTAACTGTTATGAAAGAAGAAGAATATCAAAACTGGTTAAAATCTATACCTGAGATTAGAGCTTGGTTAGGTAATATGAGTGATGGATTTATGGAAGATACACAAGACAATACTGGTAAAGATTTAATTATAAATGGTTATGTTAATATGACAGTTGTTGATGAAAATTTTTATAAAACATTTCATACAGCTGATTTATCGTCTTTAAGTCTTTGTAGTATTTTTGATATTGATAATGATTAATTAAGAAATTATGAACTTAAAAGAACTTAGAGAATATTTAAATGATTTACCTAAAGAACTAGATCATTTACAAGTAATTTTACAAAAAGATTCTGAAGGCAACGGTTATTCTCCATTAGCTGGAATTGATGAAGCATGTATTTATGTTGCAGATTCAGCATATTCTGGAGATGTATTTTCAATTAATACTTCTGCTGAAGATAATTGTTTAGAAGAAGATGAATGGCAAGCATTACAAAAAGATAAAACAAAACAGTGTTTAGTAATTTATCCAATTAATTAATGGAAGAAAATTGTAAAATAAAATTAGATTTATCAGAAACATTTTTACAATGGTTTGTTATCACTTCATCTTCACTTAATATTGAAGGATTATTTGATAATAAAAAGTTATTAGAAATTGCAGATAAACAAGTTGACGGTTTTTATACAATTACAATGCAAGTTAATGGTATTGAAGTTAATCCTAAAGTTGCAATTGAAGAATTAGAAAAACAATATAATACATCAGTAAAATCTACAGCCGAAAAACTTTTAAAAGAAAAGTATAATGTTTTATTAGATGAAGTACAATTAAAAACTGAAGAATTAAGAGAAACTATAAATAAAAAAATTTCAGAAACTATAAATTAAATATGTTACAGTGTTCAGGTATATTAGATTTTGAACCTCTTGCAATTACAAAGAAACATCATAGTCAACATTGGAAACATACAGCAATTGTAAAAGTTGATTGTGATATTCATTCGTATTATAGTTGGTTTCTTTTAAAGAGATTTAATCTTAAATTGAATAAGCCTTTAA